CATTGACATCGTACATAGTATCTTTCCCCTGCTTACGAAATCTTAATCCTTTGCGTTCTAACTGCTTCACATATCCATGCGTAAAGCCGAACTTTTTCATCAAAGCTTGTTGATTGATTGGCATGCGATCATTCTCTAACTGCTCCTTGACCTGCTTTTCAGCAAAGGCCAATAATTGATTCGTGAACAATTCAGCACTTTCACCGTCCAATCGTAATTGTAATGTTATACCTTCCATTTTTTACATCCTCTCAACTATGCGGGCAAGCATTTTTGTGATATAATGGTTTTAATTATTTTAGTATGCGCCTGATTTCCGTCAGGTGCTTTTTTGTTATCTAAATTCATCCAAGCTGACTTCCAGTGCGTCAGCAATTTTGCATATATTTGGCCAAGAAAGGTATTTCACCTTTCCACTTTTCAAATCAGAAAAGAAACTGCGGTTGACTCCAGACATCTTAGATAATTGATAACCATTCAAATTTCTTTCCTGCATTATTCGGTTTAATTGTTCCCACATTTTTACACCTCTAACACTATATGTTGTTAAACATATATATTTAGTTAACAATATGTTGTGTTTTTCTGTTATCTATGCTATAATCATTATTGACTAGGACCTCTCACCGTTTTAGTCAAAAATTAACAGAAAGGAGCAGTCTCATGTCAAAGACTCCAATAAAACCTGGAACAGACAATCAGAAACCCGGCCACTATGTAGAGGTGGGACCTCGTGGTGGAAAAGTCACTAACGGTCATACCGCAACTATTGGAAAAGGTGATCGGCTACCTCCGACATCAGCTAAAGGCAACGGCTGGAAGAAGGTCTAATCTTCGTTTGCGTACAATCGTTCAATGGTTGTACGCTTTTTCCATAAACAAAAGCACATTCCAAAAATATTTATTTGAATCCATGCTTCAGCGTAATCTTTCCCGTTACTTGCATAATGAGTTATATAATGGTGAATCATTTCATTCCTCCCTCCTAAAGGCTAGTCATATTTGGGTCTTAGCCTTACGGCGTATCCTGCAGCAGAAGTTGCATTATCCAATGTGACTTCTGCTATTTTTTTCTTTCCATCGCTGGTTTCAACAATTAGTCGTGTATAGAAACGACTATCTAAAATATTCACCCGATTTGGTTTAAAGTTATACGGATACCGTCTTGGTCTCATTTCCTTCCTCCTATTCAATCCCATAATCTTCAATCACCTGAAGAATGAAGCTGTTCGCTCGTGGTCCTTTTGTTGTCCCACTCAGAATATTTGTTACTTCCTGTCGCTTAAATCCGTAAGCAACCGCTAGAGTTGTTTTTTTGATGCCTTTTTCTTTCAAGAAAGCATTAACTCTTTCACGACCGTTTGCGATATCTGGCATATACGTCCCTCCTATTTACTAATTTGTAAATAAGAAACAACTAAAATTTTAACTATTTTTCTGTATTATGCTTGACAACTAACACCAAATCGGCTAAAATGAAAGCATAATAAAAACACTAATAAATCTATAAATACCGTTCGCCAAAACATTTTTTATAATTTATTTCTTAGTTGTTTTTTTAGTTGTAACTTACTTACAAAAAACATTTTACACCTTTTGGGATAATTAGTCAACCTTTTTACACCAAATTTGTTAAATATTTTTTGTGATGTCTTAGAAAGGTTGATTTAACAATGTTTGAGACATTTGAAAAAATAAAAGAATTGGCAAAAAAGCGTGGAAAATCTCTTGGACAAGTCGAAGAAGACTTAGGTTATGGCAGAAATACACTGTATAAGATAAAAAACTCTACGCCGAATGCTGAACGTATAGCAGAAATTGCTAACTACTTCAATGTGTCCACGGACTACTTGCTCGGACGGACAGATAACCCTGCTATTTCAAGTGACCTTGTCACTACTGCTGATGGTCGTGTGGTGGACTTATCAAATCTTCGTGAACGTATCGTCCTATTCGATGGCAAACCTCTATCGGATGATGATGTAGACAAGATTGCGCAGATTATTAAACTCTCTTTGGGGGTATCGGATATTGAAAATAAATGAACTACTGGATGAATACCAGGTCACGCTCTATCTCTTCCCAGAGACCATGTGGGAGCGTAAAGGCTTCTATTTCCCTGATGAGCGCATCATTTACGTTAACGGTAATCTTACCCAGGAAGAGCGCGAAGAGGTCATCCTGCATGAATTAGGGCACATAAACCACGACCCAGCCAATTACAAACGGCTGCTATACAAATATGAGAACGAAGCAGACCGCTTCATGATTCGACATCTCATCTCTGAAGAACTCGCACAGTATGAAGCATCAGACTTCAACTGGCTCCAGTTTGCAAAAAGACACAAAATCTCTACAACCTGGGGCGAAGATATGATTCAGGAAGAGTTTTATAGATTTATAGAAAAATTAGGAGCGTAACCTAATGGGCATTCTTTCAATATTATTCCCTAATATTTTCTCATCCACAAAGGACAATTTAGAAACAAAAACTGAATTTAAAGAAACTATCATTTTTCATGACAGCTTTCTGTTAATGGGGACCAATTATCACAAAAAAGAAGCTTACCAAGTTGCTGATTTTTTAAGTGGTGGAGAACACTATTTTGGGAAAGATAATAAATACTTAAAATCATACATATTAAGAACTTATAAAACTGTTTACAAATACAATAAACTTAAAACGGTTGATGTCATTCTTCAAAGAGAACCTTTAAATAAGCATGATAAGAATGCAATAAAAGTTTTAGTCAATAACACATTTGTTGGTTATATACCGGCTGAAATAGCAAGAAAAATAGCTTCTATGTTCCAGAATAAAAAGTACAGATATGATGCTATCTTAACTGGTCGAGGCGGACCTTACAAAACAGTAGATTTAGATACTGAAAAAATTCTAGAACGCAAAAAAGAATTGTCTTATTATCTTGATTTGACAATCTGGAAAATCGCTAAATAAAAAAAAACACACTCACCGATGACAATCTAAAATTAAAGTAAAGAGGAATATAAGTCGCTGATTGGATAAAATAGATATAAACTGCTTAAGCATATAAGAAAGGAGTTACTTAGAGACTGGATGAACAGACTAGAAAAAAATAATCTTGATAAATTGACAGTTTCAACAGATAAAATGAAACAACTAACCATTGAGAATCCAAATCACTTCAAAACCTCTAGACTTGGTCAAAGTATGACCAATTATAGCAATCAATTAGAGCGTGAAATACAAGGAAAGCGTCGTAGAAATAGAGTATTCCCTTACGGCACACTTGTCTATGTTGATTTTGGGATAAACTTTGGATCAGAATTCTCTGCGCTACATTATGCAATCACGCTTACCAAAGAAGACAAAAAGAATAGAAATACTATCACGGTTATCCCTCTAACATCCAAGCCTGGATACGATAATTTACCACTAGAGTTTAACCTAGCTGAAGGACTTGGCTTACTAACTACACACCTAATCAAAGCTGCTGAAGATAAGGTTGAAAATGAACTGGTATCACATTTTGGGGAATATGATGATTTTGATGAACTTATCGCAAAATTGGATAAAGAAGGTCGATTAGAAGAGAAAGAACGTGCAATAAACCTTGTTCAAAAACTTACAGATAACGTTGCATTGGCTGGTGAACGTCTTGAAAAATATGTATCTGACCTAGATAAAACAACCTATGCGAAATTAGATTCAATTACAACTATTGACAAAGTGAAGATTTTTAAGAAAATCAATCCTTTAGATGGAATTGGGGTTGCACAAATACTTGAACCACAAATGAAAATTTTAAGCGATGAAATCAAAGCGCGCTATCTTATTTGACAAAATGAAATATATTTGATAATATATAGTTACCAACCTAGGAGAAATCCTAGTGCAAATAATCTGGTTGGCACAAGCTGCCACGTAGAAACGGTAACTATAAATTTAGTTACCGTTTTTTGTTGAATAAAAAATAAAAAAATCCTCACACTCTCCATCGCTAAATTTTGAGTGTGAGGCTTCAACTTTCCCTGTGACAAGCAATGGAAAAGATGATAAAAAAATACAGTTATAGTTTATCATAAATTCTACACCTTTTCAACTATGCGGGCAAGCAATCGAAAAGAAAGGACATTTTATGATAAAAAAATACATTACAAAAAAACTCTTTCAAACATACCTGGGCATAGACCCTGCAACTGGAAAAGAAAAACGCACAACACGCCGTGGTTTTAAAACCATCAAAGAGGCTAAGGCTGCCGAACGTGACCTTCTCTTAGATGTTGAAGAGAATGGTTTCTCAAACAATGAGGATTTCCAGAATCCTACTTTCGCTGAAGTCGCTGATTTGTGGCTTGATAGCTACAAGAGCACTGTAAAACCAACAACTTATCAGAACACTAAGAAGAAACTTGATGTTATGATTGACTCATATTTCACAGATATGAAGATTAAGCAGATCAGTGTCGCTTATTGTCAGAAGGTTGCTATAAAGTTAAGCAATCGCTATGTCCTCTATTCTAATTACTACTCTGTTATTAGCCGTATTTTCAAGTATGCCACTTCTCTTGACATCATTAAGTCAAATCCCTTAGATAAGATTATCAAGCCTAAAAATAAACCCTTAAAGGGCAAAGAAAACTACTATACAAAGCAGGAGCTAACGGATTTTCTTAAAGTTTCCAAAACAAATTTTAAGCCTGTAGACTACACTTTTTTCCACTTACTCGCTTTCTCTGGCTTGAGAACTGGAGAAGCTATCGGTCTCATGTGGTCAGATGTTGATTTTGAAAATAAACGGTTAAGCATTTCACGCACGGCTGTTGTAATTGGCAAGAAACAAACTGTCCAGGATCCTAAAACCAAAAGGAGTAAGAGGGTTATCACCTTAGATGATGAAACTCTGAATGTTTTGAAACTCTGGAAACGACAGCAAATAAAAGAATATTTCCAGGCTGGCGTTCCTTACAAGCATGATTTGAATTATATTTTTACGAATGACATAGGGGGATGGCTTTTAGCCGCAACTATGAAAGTGAAGCTTAGCAGATTCTTTTGTAAACACAAAGAACTTAAAAAAATTTCGCCTCACGGATTTAGGCATACACATGCTTCTCTTCTGTTTGAAGCTGGTGTTACAGCGAAAATCATTTCAGATAGACTCGGTCACAATAATGTTCAAATCACCCTTGATATGTATACCCACATCAATGATAATCAACGTGTTGAAGTCGTTGACCAGTTCATGGATTTCATCCGCTCCAGCTAAAAGTAAAGTCGTATTCAATCTCGTATTCACTTTTGCTTAACACGCTAGAAGTC